CCCAGCTAGACCTATTTCTCCAGAGTGAGCTGTTGCAATGTGCATAAAGCTCACTCTTTCTTATGACCGTGTCATCCACAATTTTTCCCCCTATATGCGCCTGTAACGCTGGCCAGCGGAACGTTTAAACCTGATGCGCGTTAATCTCTCCACCTCATCCGACTATTCGTATGCCGTCGGCGGCTACTTCGTGGGCGTCCTGCCTTGGTGGTTCGTAGTGCGTCTTGGTTATTTAGATTAAATCACTGGTTTATGCGTGTGTCAACTATGGGTTAATGATAATTGTAAATCTAAGATTTATATTGCTGGTTTTTGTGACGTGTCTGCCGAATCGCAGGCAAAAAAAATCCCGACGGAAAGGTCGGGATGGGGCGTTCTGGGCGTTAGTTTGGCGGAATAGTTGAAGGGTGAGGGTAGAAAAAACCGGCGCAGTGGCCGGATGCATTTATTCGAATGGGAGGTCTATTTGTCTCTGTGGATTCAGCTGTTTTTTTACATGCTCAATTTCGAATGTGGTTTTTATAGTATCACCAATCATGTATTGGGTTACCTTTAGGTCAACAAGCAACATATCGCCTTTGGAAAAGTTTAAGGTGTTGTTATCAATATCACTGATAAACTTCTGGTCTTTAATTTCAGCCAAAAAGCTACTGGCTCCATCCGAAAATCTCCATCGGCTGCCTTCATTAAAAGAAATGTTCTTAATCTGAAGGGCTTTCTCTACCGTGGACTCCGAGATTATTGATTCAGCAGGAAGCTCAACTTTGAAATAATGCGCCTCTTGTTTATCGATCGTCATGAACGTCAGTCCATCATCGACAGTGGAAGCAAAACTGTCGATACCTTCCTGCTCTAGCGGCTTGCATATAACTTCTTGCAATGAAGAACGAAGTTTAATGTTTCTATATAGTTCGATTACTTTGCTATCGAAAATTTCACTTTCGTCATCAACAAAGACTTCAATGTTGCTATCAGGCAGATTGTGTAACTTTTTAATTTCTCTTGGTCCGATCCATTTAACTAATTGGATCAAACCCTTGCAAATTTTTTCTCTGGGACCAGGGCAAAAACCAATTAAAGCAATAAGATTAGCGGCGGCTGTTACTGAATCGCCCGAAAAGAAATCAACTGCCTGTTTGAACCAAGATGTCGATGAGGCAATCAGATCTATTCCAAATGAGCCAGCTCTGAATGATGCATTAACCTTTACTGAAACAACGGTCTTGTTACCATAAACTGTTTTTCCGGCTTCCTCTAATGCATCTGACAGGGATAGGAGTGCAGGGGCAAGGTCACGCACGTTCATTTCGTGGGTCTCCAATGCTGGTCCGTCGTATACTATCCTGAACTTCATATCATTAGTTTCCGAATTGCTGCCTGCATCCATTATGGCACTCACCTGATCGCATATACAGTAAATTTATTTTTTACCCCGACACAATGCTTGATGCCGGATGGAAATCCCTACCGCTTCTCGATTGTAAGAGTCAATTGTACGTTCGCCGGTTATCAATCCTCCTGCGACCGGATCCGCCCCTTCATGTACTTCTCATACAGGTCATCCAGTTCTTTCAGGCGAATCGCGAATATGCGGAGCATGTTCTGCTGTTCTTCTTCCGGTAACTGGCGGTAAAGCTCAAGCAAGCGCTGTTCGTCCGGCTTAAGTCCGTCTTTTTCTCCAACGTCCTCACCAAGTAGCCATGCGACAGAAATGCCTACAGCGTCGGCTATGGCCAGTGCCGATTTCTTACTAATCACACCTTTTTTGAACCAGCCGTTTACGGCCTGAGGGGTGACTCCAGCTATTCGTGCCATGTCTGCTTTTGTAACGCCGCGATCAGTGATCTCAGTAAGGCGTTCTACCAGAACGAGGTTGGGTTCTTCTTTTCTCATAGGTTCATTGTAAATATTTGGTTTATACACACAATAAATCCATAGTTTGCATGTTGTATAAATCTGTGGTTTACTCCTGCTATCTATAAGCAGGAGAAGCACATGTCCGCACTCGATAAAGCAATTAAAGCCGCTGGCTCAGCCAGAAAGCTCAGCATCGCGCTTGGTGTGACGAGTATGTCTGTAAGTCATTGGAAGAATCGTGACCAAGGGATCGTCCCGCCAAGTTATATCTTCCCGATTTTCAAAATGACAGGCGTAACTCCCCACGAGCTGCGCCCCGACCTCTATCCAAACCCAACTGATGGTTTACCTAAACAGGAGCCTTAACAATGCAAACTGTTTCATTTCAACAGAGTAGCAGAGCTTCCTCTAATCCAATGATATTCCCGTGTCATCAAAGCGAATCGGCAGAGCAGGATATTGATCACCGCGATATTTGTTCTGCAGTCCGGGCGTGGGCAGCGGCAGAAGGGCGCGTAGCTGTTGCGCTTCATATCCAAGAAGCTGCAGAAGAACTTCAAGTTGTTGGCGTGGATTTTTCAGGCCAGGCCGATGTCTGGAACGTGAAGCTGTTCCGTTGGCTCGACAACAAAGAAGACTCCGCATCGTACCGAAAGAACGTTGAACTGCTGGTGCCAGCGATCATGTCCGTATTACCGCTTCGATACCGCGACCGTGCCGTAAAGAACGACTCCTTTGCACATCGCATGGCCAGATTAGAAAAAGAGGTAAGTGAGGCGAAGCAAGCTTTGATGCTCGATGCACCGAAGAAGGAAAAGCTTAAGGAGTTAGGCGAGGGGATTTTCGAAATGTTCAGAGTCGATCCGGATCTTACAGCGCCGCTGCTGGCGATGGTCACAACCATGCTGGGGGCAATATGAAGACTTCAGAAAAGGCGAAAGCCGGTCTGAGCGAACAGAACCGACTTTCAGGTGCAAAAACGGAGTGTAATTGCGGAGCTAAGTATGTCAAACACAGCTGAAATTATCAATTTCCCCCACAGAACCGAACAACCGGGAGGTCGTATGGCCGACCTGTCGAACGGGTATACCAAGGTTGCTAACGAGATCCAACAGCTCAAGCCTCGTCTGAGAATGTCAGGCCGGGAGTGGCAGTGTTTTGAGGCGGTGATCTGGCTTACCTACGGCTGGAACAAGAAACAAGACCGCGTTACGAACACGGTGATCGCTGAGCTTACAGGGCTGAGTGATTCGCATGTTTCTGATGCGCTCAAATCGCTCGCAGATCGCAAAATTATCTTCAGTCAGAAGCAGGGCGTGATGAAAACGGTCGGTATAAATACTGACCTTTCTGCCTGGATTTTAGACAAACCGAAAACGGGAAAAGTCTTCCCGAAATCGGGAAAAGTGTTACCGAAAACGGGAAAAACCTTCCCGGAAACGGTAGACACCCAAGACTATAACAAGAACAATATTAAAATATCCTCGTCTCGGAATTCTGACGAATCCCGAAACCAGAAAACTCAAAAATTTCTCTCTCGCCATCCTGAAGCTGCCGCCGGGATATACACCCCGGCAGGTAAATCATGGGGATCCGCTGACGACCTCAAGGCCGCACGCTGGATTTACGACAGGCTTCTCACCGTCAACGCATCGCTATCCGAACCAAACTGGGCTGAATGGGCAAACACCATCAGGCTGATGCGTGTCCAGGACAAACGCACTCACTACGAAATTTGTGACCTGTTCCAGTGGGCCAACCGGGACGAGTTCTGGAAAGACAATATCCTGAGCCCCTCGAGTCTGCGCAAACAGTGGGATCAGCTCACTACCAAGCGGTTGCGTGCAACCGGAACGGTAAAACCTTCCCGGGGCGGCATTGACCTGCATAACACCGACTGGATTGACGGGGTGCTGGAATGAAAAACCTCGCAGAGAACATTCGCAATTTTGACCGGGAACAGGCTCGCCGTGTGGCGCATAACCTGTCTGAGCAGCACACCGAGCGCGAACAAACGCAGCAGGTGGCGCAGATTATCAACGGGCTGTTCGTACAGCTGGCGGCCGCGTTCCCGGCAAGCCTAGTTAATCGCAGCCAAGAAGACGTGAACGAGATCCGCCGTCAGTGGGTGCTGGCCTTCAAAGAAAACGGGATCACCAGCATGGAGCAGGTAGAGGCCGGCATGCGCGCGGTGCGTCGCCAGGAACGCCCGTTTTTGCCGTCGCCAGGTCAGTTCATCAAGTGGTGCAGGGAAGGGCGTTGTGTTCTGGGGATCACCACCGCAGACGTGATGGCTGAATACTGGAAGTGGCGCAAGCTGGTGTTCCGGTATCCGAGCAGTGAGCAGTATCCCTGGCCTAAACCCATTTACTATCACATCTGCCTCGAGCTGCGGCGCCGGGGAACTGATGGTCAACTGTGCCACAAAGAACTCGAGCATGAAGCCGGCGACATTCTGGATATGTGGGAAAAGCGGGTGCTGGCCGGGAAACCAATCCCGCCTGTTCGTCGTGCGT